CAGGCGTGGGAGGTTTGGTCGTCGCTATGGGAGGAAGACATGGAGGCTGTGAAATGGACGGAGTGACGATTCTTGCTGTCAGCCAGAGCATGACGGATTTAAACATAGCGTTGTTCACCGTAGGATTGACAGTGGCAATTACGCTTCTGATTACAATTCCAGTCACATTCGTGGCGGATGAACGAGGATTAAGCGCGGTGTTTTGTTGTCTGATGATTCTCTGCGCTTATGCGGCATATCATGGATGGACAGCCCCACGCGTAACAACCGTAAAGGCAGTATTATCTCAAGACGTAAGCTGGCACGAGTTGGCAGAGCATTATGAGGTGTTGAGTGTTGAAGGACAGATATTGGAAATGAGGGAGCGGCATAATGAGACTGATTGATGCTGATGAGATTATGAAAGCACTCTCGATATTCAACGATGTTGAGAACGGGAACAGTCATTTTTTGAATTGGATTAAGACTGCAAAAGAATTGATTGAGGATGCTCCTACTATTGCTACCTTCGCGGAAAGCCACAATACGATGGAGGTTGCGCGGGTGACTGTGTTACCGTGTGAGACTTTAAGACAGGCACTTGAATGGATGGAGAAGAAGGAGCAGAGCCATGACGAACCCCTGTGAAAACTGCAAGACGCGCGAGTTCTTTGCAAAGCGCTTTGATATGCACTTCTACGGTGAGGATTGTTGGTATGAGTGCGAGGAATATGAACGATGGAAGGAGCAGCATGATGACACAGACACAGAAAATACTCCGATACCTGAATGAGTGCGGGTCTATTACGCCGCTGGACGCGCTCCGCGAGTTCGGGTGCATGAGGCTCGGCGCGAGGATTTGGGATTTGAGGCGGGCAGGATACCCGATCATGAAGACGATGGAGTGCAGCAGAAACAAACACGGCGAGCGTGTCAGCTACGCCCGATACACCCTGAAGGAGGGCGCATGATGGATATCGACTTTAATAACCTCACTGAACGTGAAAAGCGTGCTGCGGAGCGTGCGGTTATTGCTTTAAGAAACCATGATTTAAGGATGCAACAGTCAATTAAAAAGATTAAGGAAACTGAAATTGCAAAAGAACTATATAGCAAAGGAATGAAAAGAAAAGAAATTGCTGAAGCGATGGGGATTAGTTACAACAGGGTTGTATTTATGCTCAGTTACTATGGTGTCGACAGGGCTAGAAGAAAAGTGGAGGCCTACTTGGAGGAAATAAATGGAGATTAAGCTGGACTACGGCGCATTCCCGCCTGAGCGGGCGCACTCAACAGACGCTGGCCTTGACCTGAGAAGCCCGGAGAGCGTGTACATCGAAGCAAGGCAGTCCGTGACCATCAGAACCGGGGTGCATATCAAACTGCCGCCGAACACCTACGGCAGGATCGCCAGCAAAAGCGGCCTGATGGTGCACCACGGCATCCTGACCGACGGCACGGTGGACGAGGGATTCTCCGGGGAGATCTGCGTGTGCCTGTTTAACCTCTCCGATGCTGGATACTACATTGAGCGGGGCGATAAGGTTGCCCAGCTCATCGTCAGCCCTTGCATGTATGTGACCGTCAATGTCGTGGATGAGATCGAAGGCGGCGAGCGCGGGGCGAATGGCTTCGGGAGTACCGGGCGTTAAGTCGCAAGTTGGTCGCAAGTTAGTCGCAAGTTATCAGCAAGTTGAGGGGGCGAGGGATTGACGGATGCAGCGTATAGGGCGAAGCAAGCCCTTCAGGAGTACCGACAACTTGAAAAGCGGGTACAAGAGAAAACTGAACGGCTTGCCGCCCTGATGGCATCTGCCACCCGCACGACAGCCTCGCTTGACGGAGAGCGCGTGAGCGGCACAGGCGAGCGCTCACGGCTCGAAGCGGCGGTCATAACGAAGGTCGAGCTTGAACAGCAACTCGACAAGAGCATCGACGAGAAGAATGCGAGGCTACACGCTATTCAGAACGCTATTGACGCAATGAAGGATGAACGTGAAGCCCGATTGCTCGAACTGCGGTACATCGACGGCAGAAGCTGGGCCAACGTAATGATGCGGATGGAGATAGGCGAAACGTGGAGCCGAGTCATCCATGAAAGCGCACTCGCGCACTTCGCAGAAATATTTTTCTGAGTGTGTGGTTTACTGCGGTTTTTTTCTGCTAAAACGGTATCATGCAAGAAGACGACGTGAACGCACACGCCGCCTTTTTTGTTGGGGTGCGCCGGGTTCCTCCTCTCACCCGGTCTGCGGGTGTCGCCTAGACCCGAATGGGGGCAGAGGTGGGAGCGGCGGCGATCAGAGAGGAGCAATCATGGCAAATCTTCACAGGCTGGCCGGAAAGCTGCAGACGGCTCTGCTCATCAAAAAGGGCCGGAAGATCAGCATCAACCAGTTCCAGGCCTACTCTGAACGAAAGGGGCGGATGGTTACGAAGTACGTCGCAACGGAACTGAAGGAATTTGAAGACGGCGCACGCAAAAACGTGCCTGTCGCCACATCGTATCAGATGGCCGACATCGTTAAGAAGCTGGCCGGACTTCTGGACGGCGGTGATGGGTAATGCTCACCCCGAAACAAAAGGCGTTCGCGGATGCCTATATCGAGACGGCAAACGCAACGGAAGCCGCCAGGCGCGCTGGATACAATCCGCATTCGGCGCGGGTGATTGGCACGGAAAACCTGACAAAACCTTCCATTTCGGCCTATATACGCGAACGGATGGACGAACAGGACGCCGCAAGGGTGGCGAAGGCGGACGAGGTGCTGCGCTTCTATTCGGCGGTGATGCGCGGCGAGGTGTCCGATCAGTTCGGGCTTGATCCGTCGCTGAACGACCGGCTGAAGGCGGCGGACAGCCTCATGAAGCGCTACGCCGTCTCCGATGACCGGCAGCGCGGAACGATGGAGAAGCTGGACAGGCTCTTTGATGAGTTCCGGGCCGCCGTTGCGGAGGATTAGGCCATGCTGCTGACACCGAAGCAGAAGGAGTTCTGCCGCAACGCGCATCACAGGTGGAACTTCAAAGGCGGGGCGACCCGCAGCGGAAAGACCTATCTCGATTTCAGATGGATCATACCGATGCGCATCAGGGAGCGGATCGGCAAAGACGGCCTCACGGTCATCCTCGGCGTAACCAAGGCGACCATCGAGCGGAACGTCCTGGAGCCGATGCGCTCGCTCTACGGCGATGATCTGGTCTCCTACATCTCCAGCGACAACACCGTGCGCCTGTTCGGCGAAAAGTGCTATGCGCTGGGCGCGGAAAAGCTTTCGCAGGTTTCCAAGCTGCGCGGCGCTTCGATTAAATACTGCTACGGCGATGAGGTGGCGGACTGGTCGGAGGATGTCTTTTCCCTGCTCAAGAGCCGCCTGGACAAGCCCTATTCGTGCTTTGACGGCACGTTCAACCCGCAGGGGCCGCAGCACTGGCTCTACGAGTTCCTGCAGTCGGATGCGGATATCTTCTCGCAGACCTACAGCATCGAGGACAATCCCTTCCTGCCGCCGGAGTTCGTCGAGAATCTGAAGCTGGAATACGCCGGGACTGTCCTCTACGACCGATATATCAACGGCCTGTGGGTGGCGGCAGAGGGTGCGCTGTTTACGACCTATCCGAAGTACACCGATGACACTACGCTTTTCCGCGACGGCATCGCGCATATCGATGCAGCCTACGGCGGCGAAGACTTCACAGCCCTGACCATCGGCAAGCGACAGGGCGACACGCTGTACCTCTATGGACGGCTGTGGCACAGTCACGTCGACACCGTCCTCGACACTTGCATCGAAGAAGCAAAGCGGCTGCTCTGCGCCCCGATCCTCTGCGAAACGAACGCCGACAAAGGCTATCTTGCCAAGGAGATCCAGCGGCGCGGGTACAGCGCAAGAGCATACCCGGAACACATGAACAAACACCTGAAGATTAGCACGTTCCTCCGCAAATGGTGGGGGAACGTGGTTTTCTTGACTGGCACGGACAAAGCCTACCAAGCGCAGATTCTCAGCTACACCGAGGACGCGGAGCACGATGATGCGCCGGACAGCGCGGCGTGCGTGGCGAGACATTACGACCGCCGGGGCGGCGAGGACTATATCAGTCCGTTCAATTAAGGGGGTGAACCGATTTGATAACGTATCAGGACTATCTAAAGGAGACCAATACAGCCGTTTTCTTGTCTCGGCTCATCTCCGACCACAACGCCTCGTCTATGGTGCAGACGGCACAGGACGCTGACCTGTACGACAGGCGAAAGAACCGCACCATCAACGAGTACGTGCAGAAGATGTACACGCTTTCGGGCTTGGCGGTTCAGGACTACACCGCATCGAACAACAAGCTGGCCTCGAACTTCTTCAATCGTTTGAACACCCAGCGGGCAACCTACTCGCTCGGCAACGGCATCACGTTTAACAGCGAGGGCGTAAAAGAGAAGCTGGGCATCGACTTTGACACGCGCATTATGGAAGGCGGTCGGCTCGCGCTGATCCACGGCCTTTCCTTCGTGTTCTTTAACGTCGACCGTGTTCATATTTTCCCGCTGACGGAGTTTGCCCCGCTGTGGGACGAGGAGACCGGGGCATTGAGGGCTGGCGTTCGGTACTGGCGTATTGACCCACAAAAGCCTCTACAGGCCGTTTTCTATGAGGAAGACGGATATACTACCTTCAGGGCGCAAAGCGGATCAAACCTCGAAATAGCCGAAGAAAAACGACCTTACAGAGAGCGCGTGCGGATTGTGCCTGCAGATGATACGCCTGAGGTTATCGGCGGCGGCAATTACGGAGGGTGGCCAATCGTTCCGCTGGGGGGTGGGGGA